TCTTCCGATCTAGCTAAATCCTTCGGTTACTATTACGCCTGATTTCAATCTGTCTGATAACTCAGAGAAGACTAAAGACGCTATCAAGGCTTACGAGGTTAAGCTGATAAGCGGAAAGGCTGCAACTATATTATGAAGCAAAACAACGGTCTTCCTGAAAGCTTTGACTACAACGAAGACCAAGAGATGATAAATAACGAGATGGCGTCAGATGCACTAATTTAACATGTGATATAATATCACCATATCGTTGCAGTAGCAACAAAAAACAACTAAAACCAGTAGGTTATCTAAAATGTCAGACGGTACAGTAGAACCGAATATTGCAGAAATTGAAGCTCAAGTACGCGCTAAGTTAGCAAGTGAATTTGAAGCTGAGAAAGAAAAGATTGTTAGTAATCGAGATCAGATTCTAGCCGAGAAGAAAGAACTTGAGTCTAAGTTCAAAGGGCTGGATGCAGATAAAATTGACTCGTATCATAACTATCTAAAAGAATTAGAGAATAACGAAGAAATGCGCCTTATTTCCGAGGGCAAACATGACGAGGTCATTCAGCGTCGAATGGCAGGTCGTGAGAAAGCTTGGAATGAAACGCAGGCGGAATACGAAGAACGGTTGAAGGCTTCGCAATCTCAAGCAGAAGAACTATCGAGCAAGCTTGAAGAGTTGCACAATAAAAACTTAGGCATGCAGAAGCGACAGTATTTGAAAGAGCTTGTTTCTGGTGACGAAAGTTTTAAATCTGAGCATTTCAGTCACTTCTATGATCTTTATTCTCGAAAAGCTGACATTGAAGAAGACACTGGTAAAGTTTTCGCGTTAGGTGATGATGGTAAACGTATCGTTGATACAGACGGTAATTTTATCGAGTTCAAAGAGTTCTACGCGAAACAGAAAGTTTCTGATGGTTTGTTCTGGAGTGGCGGCGCAGGTAGTGGTTATCGCGGCGGCGCTGGTGGTGATGTTATGTCTAATGACGTATCGAAATGGACAAAACAGCAGAAGATTGATTTTATTAATGAAAATGGACAGCCAGCTTACAATGAATTGCTATCCAAAAAATAATTTTCGCCAATCGTTAGTGACGGTTGGCATAACGCCAGAAATGGCACTTTGTCAACCAAACTAACTAGGAAGCATAAAAATGGCTTTATTGACACCGCAGTATCAAACCGAGTTCTACTTGGGCGCAATTGAAGAATTAGCGCGTAACGTAGATGTTTTTAATGGCATGTCTAACGGCACACTGTTGATAGGGTCCGAAGACTACATGGGCGACTATATCAAAGAGTCGATGTATGACCGCGTTTCAGGCCTTGTGACTCGCCGTGATGTAACAGTAGATACCGCAGTTACCGCGCTTCGCATGTCTCTACAGGAGCATGTAGGCGTAGATGTTGCACATAAGATTGGCCCTGTTTTCGAGACTTACGAAAACTTTGAGCGTCGCGGTCGTTCCATTGATGAAATGGCAAACGCACTAGGTCAGCAGTTCGCTGGTGACTTCATCGCTCGCGGTCTTGACTTGATTATCTCTGCAATGGTTGCAGCTACCGATGGTGTTGCAGCACTTAAGGATGATTCTGATAAGTCAAGCGCAACAAACGTTAAACATATCCTGAAGGGTCAGAAGTTATTCGGCGATCAGTTTAAAAACGTTGGCGCTGCAATTATGAACTCAGGCGCATTCTTTGATCTAGTAGAAGATAAGATCACTAACTACAAAATCGAAAATGTTGCAGGTGTTCAGATCGTTTCAGGTGTTACCGAGGGCGTGATGGGCAAACCTATCATCGTTGCAGATGTGCCGTCTCTAACATTTGAAGATACAAGCGTTGATTACAACCGTATCTTGCTATTGACTGACAACGCAGGTTCTGTTATCGAGCGTACTGGCCGCCGTTTCGTTATTGACGAAAAATCAGGTCAGGAAAACTTGGGTATCGTATACCAAGGCGAGACTAACACTGTCCTTAAAGTCAAAGGCTACGCGTGGGATACTACAGCAGGTCGCAACCCGACTGATGCTGCAGTCGCAACTACTGCCAACTGGGATCTTGTAACAGACTCTAAGAATGCAGCTTGTTCTATGGTTGTGTCTTTGGCTTAATCTTAACGATTAAC